CACATAGTTCAGGAAAAAATAGTTTAGTAGGCAATATACATAGAAGGCAAAAAGCAAGAACTTCTAGGTCAAAAAAGAAATCTACTATTTCTAAAAAAGCCTACAATCAAATGAAGCGTGGTTGGAAGAAAAAATAATTCTTGAGTACTTACGACATTCCATGTCCTATGTGTAAAGAAATCCTCAAAATTGAGGAAGGGCATGTAGTGTGCAAAAACAAAGATTGCGAAAAATATGGCAAATAAAAAATTATGTTATGCAGGTGGATGTCACAGACCTTTACCAAAAGGTAGGTCAAAATTTTGTAGTGATAGATGTTCTAACAGAATTGCAATGCAAAAGAAAAGAGCTAAGAAAATTGGTAAAGAGTGGACACAAGTTGATGATGAACTTAATATCCCAAGTCAACAAAAAAATGTACAGAGTAGAAGAGGTAAAGTCTATCAAGATTTGGTTGAATCAGGTCTTGGACAAGAAATCTTACTTAAGAAAAACACCTTATCAGATGTTGCAAAAATCTTGGGAACTTCTGTGGGAGCTGTTTCTATGGCTTATAACGCTTATGTGGAAGACCTTGATACAAAAAGAGCTCAAGAAAAATGGGAACTACCACAAGTAGCAGAAGTTGCATTAAAAGAATTTTCAGATTTTAGAGATAGATACTTTCAAACAGAACAAGGAATACCATACGAAACTGCAGACTTTCATGAGAAGTGGATTAACTCTATAATGGATGCTATAGAAGGTGGAGAACAACAAATGATTCTTAGTCCACCTCGTCATGGTAAAACAGATTTATTAATTCACTTTGTTGTATGGCTTATTTGTAAAAACCCTAATATCAGAATTTTATGGGTAGGTGGTAACGAAGACATTGCTAAGAATGCTGTTAGCTCTGTAATGGACCAACTAGAAAATAATGAATTATTAATTGAAGAGATATGTGGTCCTGGACCAAAATTTAAACCACAAAACAGAAGTGGTAAAGCATGGTCATCAACAGAGTTTTCTGTAGGAACAAGAACAGTAACTGGAATTAAATCACCTACTATGGTTGGCATTGGTCGTGGTGGTAAGATACTTTCTCGTGACTGTGACATTATTATTGCAGATGACATTGAAGACCATGGTTCAACAATGCAACCTGCGTCTAGAGAGAATACTAGAAACTGGTGGACAACAACTTTGTCTTCTAGAAAAGAGGAACATACAGCTATGGTAGTTATTGGTTCTAGACAGCATTATGATGATTTATATTCACACTTACTAGAAAATGAATCTTGGAAAACAATTGTAGAAGAAGCACATGATACTGCTTGTACTTTACCTGATTGGGATAATGACATACATCAAGATTGTATGTTGTGGGCTAAAAAAAGAACTTACAAATGGTTAATGGACAGAAAAAGAGCTGCAGAAACAACAGGTGGTAGAGCAATATTTGAAATGGTATATCTTAATGTAGCAATGCCTGATGGTATGTCATTATTTGATGCTGAAGAAATAGAAGCGTGTCGTGACCAAAAAAGAGATATTGGTCATGTACCTTCAGGTGTAAGACTAATTGCAGGATTAGACCCATCATCAACTGGATATCAAGCAGCATTCTTATGGGGTTATCATCAAGATAGTAACAAGTTATACATGATTGATATGGAAAACTCACTTGGTGGTGGTATTCCACAAGCACTAGATATTATTAAAAGATGGTTTACAAAATATAATTTATCTCATTGGGTTATAGAAGAAAATGGTTTTCAAAAAGCTATTAGGCAAGATAAGTCTATTAGAGATTTTGCAGGAAAGCATGGTATCTTTTTGGAAGGACATCAAACTTATAATAATAAATTTGACCCTGTGTTTGGTGTGACAGCTATGCGACCATTATTTGAAGAACAATTAATTTCTTTACCTTATCTTGGATTTGAAGCACAAGAAAAGGTAAACTTATACAGAAGTCAGTTAGTGTATTTTAGTTCTGCAAAAAATAAAAGTAGAACAGTAGGTACAAAGACAGACATTGTGATGGCAAGTTGGTTTCCAATGAAATCAATAAGGCGTATGCAGAAAGAAAGACTTGCTACAATGGGATATGACTATAGTCCTAGTTTTGATGGCTATAGTGGTATTAAGATAGATTTAGATACTTGGAGATAAATGGTAAAGACAGCAGATGAGCTATACAGCAGAGTTTACGAATTAAGACAATTACATTCTGAATATGTAGCTGAAAAAGACAACATAAGAGCAATCATGAATGGTGGTGCTGATGGATTAAAAGCATTACTTGGTAAAGATATGCGTGATATGGATTATCAACAATTACCTGCACCTAACTTGCTTATGTCTGCGTTAGAAAGATTTGCACAAAAATTAGGTAGAGCACCTGATTTAAAAGTAGATATTTATAATGACAAAGATAGTGAAAGAGCTACAAAGAGAGCAGAGAAACTAGAGAGAATTGTACATAGCTATGATGAATTACAAAAATTACATAAACAATTACCACAAGTAGGTAGATGGTTACCAGGTTATGGTTTTGCTGTTTGGGTATTAAAAGAAAAGAAAGATGCTAATGGAATACCATATCCTATTGCAGAAATAAGAGACCCATATACTTGTTACCCTGGACACTTTGGTCCTGAACAACAACCACAAGAATTAGCAATTGTGTATAGAGTACCTCATACAACTCTTGCTCAACAATATCCAAAATACAAAACAATTATTATGGATGAAATAGATTCAGAATTTAACACTATGGCTTATATGTCTTCATACGATAAGACATGGGCTAATCAAAATGGAACTGGAAAAGTAGTAGCAGAATATTATGACAAAGAAGGAACTTATATTTTCTTACCTGAAAATAGAATTATTCTTGATTTTGTACCAAATCCACTTAAATCAGGTCCAAGATTTGTTGTGGCGAAACGATATAGCTTTGACCAAATGCAAAGTCAATTTCATCATGTGATTGGATTGATGGCGAATATGGCAAAAATCAATGTTCTATCTGTCATTGCAATGGAAGATGCTGTGTTTACAGAAACCAACATCATTGGTGAGATAGAATCAGGACAATATAGAAAAGGTAGATTTGCTGTTAACTACTTGACCCCAGGGTCTCAAGTTAGCAAACCTACTAATAATTTACCTTATCAGTTGTTTCAACAGATAGATAGACTTGAAAGACATCTTAGATTAGGTTCTGCATATCCAGTATCAGATGATGGACAATCGCCTAATGCGTTTGTTACTGGTAGAGGATTAGAAGAACTTGGACAATCTGCATCTCTACATGTTAGAGAATATCAAACAGTGCTTAAAGACGCATTGGAAGAATTAGATGCAAAGAGATTGGAATGGGATGAAGTAATGTATGGAAATATGCGTAAACCAATATCAGGTTTTCGTAATGGAACTGCATTTAAAGAAACTTATACTCCAGGAGCAGACATAGCAGAAGTCTATAAGACGAGAAGAGTTTATGGTGTTATGGCAGGATTTGACGAACCACAAAAGATTATTACAGGGTTGCAATTAAAACAACAAGGTGTCATAGATATGCAGACACTACAAGAAAATCTTGATGGTTTAGATAACATAACACAAATTCAAAACAGAGTTAATGCTGAAAAAGCAGAAACTGTATTGTTTGAATCATTAATGGCTCAAGCAGCACAAGGTGATGTAAAGGCAACTATGGCAGCTATAGAGATTAGAAAGAATCCACAGAATATGTCTAAGATACTTGATAAGTTTTATACACCTGAAGAACCTGAAGTTTCACCTGAAGAAATGGCATTACTACAACAAGGTGCTCAACAACCTGCAGGACCACAATTTGGAGGTGGTGCACCTGTAGGAATAGAACAAGTACTTGGTGCGTTAGGTCAACAAGCACCTGCACCACAAGGAGTTCCAGTTGGAGAATGAAACAAAGTTTTGGAATATAATTAATTCAGAAGATTGGGATTCAAATATCAATGACGATTACCCTAAAAGAGGTAAATTTGATGTAGGTGATGTTCCATTTGCTAATATGTTAATACCAACTCCTATACCAGGAGTATGGTTAAATTTTAGTGTGGGGTTTGATGTAAACCCACCTGATGATGATGAGGAGTATTATGGGTAGAAAACCTAAAAGACCTGAACTTGCACAAGCTACAGATTTAACTGGTGGTGGAGCTTATCAAGATATTGTTGTACCACCAAGAAAAGAAGGCGACCCAACAGGACAAAGTGCTGAACTAGCAGCACAAACAGCAGCTATTGCAACACCAGTTCCTAGTGAACCTATGACACCATCAGGAGCAAGACCACAAGCAATAGGCAGACCAATAAATTTATCTGCACCAACTAATAGACCCTATGAACCAATAACAAGTGGTATCCCAATAGGAGCAGGAGCTAATGGTCCTGAAGGAATACCTACAGATACACTTATGAACTTTCTAACAGTAGCTAAACAAATAACTAAAGACCCTATATTTGATGAATTAATGTTAGAAGACTTTTTAGATGAAGATGCAATTGAAGCAAATCCACAAAACTTTTTTGGAATATAAATGGCAGATTATAGAGCATTATTTGGAGCTCCTCCTGAAATAGAAGAGTATTTAGGAAAGCAAACTACAGCTAACTTAAATGAAATAGAGTTTTTTAAAAATACAATTACTCCTGATGTAGCACAGCGTGTTGCTGATATATCAAGAAACTATCCAAATATAAATCCAAAACTTGCAATGTATGCAGGTATGTTTGGTGTAGAAGCAGATAGTCCATTAGCTTTAGAACTTGCTAAAAGAAATAATGAAGTTTATATAAAACAAAATGTAGCTAAAACACAAAATGTTAATAAATTAAAAAGAGCTACACAATTAGGTTCATTGTTATTAGACTTAGGATTTCAACCAATATCAAGAAACTTTAAATCAACAGTTGTAGCTGCACAAAAAACAGATATGAATGTAGCACAAGCAGTTGCAGGTAACTTAGCTATTGGTGGTGTAACAGGTATAGCATCATTTATTCCTGGGGTAGATGGTGATAAAGCTGCTGACAGAATAAGAAAAACATTATATGGTGATAAGTTTGCAAATGCTTATAAAGATACAAAAGATGCTTATGGACCAACAGAGTTTAATCAAGCATGGGATGAGATAAAAGCAGGAAGACCACTTAACTTAGGTCAAGGTTATTTTGCTAACTCTACTCCAATAGAAGAAACACAGGGATATAGAGATTTAAGAAGACAAGGTTTTTCAGAAGAATCAGCATACGCACAATCAGTACAGAAGTATGGAAGACCTATTACTTTAGATTATGAAAAACAAGAAAATCAATTTAAAGCTAGAACAAAAGTTGCAGGAGATGTAGATATATCTCCAGGTAGATTTGTTGCAGGTCAGTTTTTTTCAAAAGAAGATATGGGATATGCTTTAGGTTCTGCTGTTATTGATGGTGCTTTTAGAATATTTGGTGACCCTGTTAACTATGGTCTTAACTGGTTAAGTGGTGCAAAAGTTGGACTAAGAAGTATGGTTACTGCTGATGAACAAGCA